AATGCGCCTGGTTGTATTTGTGCTAGTTGTTGTCCAACTAAACCTAATCTTGTAAATGGTTCGAACTCTGCCTCTCTTGCTGCAAGTGTTTGTGCATCTAGTTGAGCTTGTGCAAATCCTTGATCAGCTTGACCTAGTGCTTGTTGATATTGTCCAAGACCTTGTCTTGCTTGTAAGTCAGCTCCTGCTGCTTGTTGCGCTTGCATAAATCCTTGATTTAATAATTGTGCTTGTAGCTGTGCTCTGTTGGCTGCACCTTGATTCATATATTGAGCTTGCATTACGCCTTCTCTACCACCACCGTAAGCTCCAGCTTGTATAGCTTGATCTCTTAAACCTTGTTGTCCTATTGTTTGTTGTCTGTCAAATTCTGATAATGTTGTGTCCATTACCTGTTGTTGGTAAGGAGACATAAATTGTTGGTATGCGTCTGGTCCAACTAAAGATCCTAAACCAGCTGCTGCTTGTGACGCTCCTGTTTGTAAAGCTGTTTGTGCTGCAACCTTAGGATCATATGCTGCCGTATTAATTTGTTGCCCCATTAAAGGAGGTAACTTTTGTGTAAAGGCCGTTAAGGCTGCTTCTAGTACCGGTGCCGGTAAGACTTGTGTTTGATCTACTGCCATTATGCTCTAGCCTCTAAATTGTTCATTACTTCGTACATACGTTTTGCTCCTTCATTGACGCTTCCACCACCTGCTGCTCTAACTGCATCTGCAGTCATTACAAATTCATTTTTAGAAAGTCTAGCAGGTACATCATCTGCTCTTTCTTTTTTACCCATAGGTACAAACCCACCGGCTCTTAAATCCATTTCTCTTCCACCGAAGTCTAACATACCACCTTCTTTAAGTCCAATGATTCCACCTTGAGCTGCTGTTTCAACAGGTGGTTCATAGTAGTCTCCTAAATCATTCATTTCTAATGTTGTTTTAACTTCAGTTTCTGGTATTCCTGCTTGTCTCATAAATGTCATTTGTAGATTAGCTCTCTCTGATTCATCCGCGGTCGTCGTTTCTGCTATCTGTGCTTCTTCTTCAGCTAGTTGTCTGTCATATGCATCTTGTGCATCTATCGCCGCTTCGTAAGCCACGTCACCTGTACCTAAAGTTAATGTTGGACCTAGAGCTTTTCCTACATCTCTAGCTGCTTTAAATTTGTTTGCGCTACTAAATATACTAGCTGGATCTTGTCCAAGTCCTGCTAATGTAGATCTTGTTCCTTGTACATAATCTGATAGGGCTCCTACTCCTTCTCTAGCTACATTCTCCGCACCTTGTAAAAATCCTGTTCCATCTCTTACCACTGTGTCTGTTGCATCTTTATAAGGAATACCTCTTTCAACACCACTTCTTATTCCATCTGGTCCTGTAACAGCATCAGAGCCTAAATATCCAAGACCACCTGCTAATGCTGTAGACATTAAATTTAAATCATCTATTTCACCAGTGGCACTTTCGTCAGCTGCAATCTGTCCAGCAGTATTTAATCCGGCTGCGGACAAAGTTCTCATTAAAGGTCCCATTCCTGGTGGTAACATAAGCGTGCCAATACCAGCTGCATAAGGTGCTAAAAATCTTAATTCGTTTGGTAATAATTTATTAGTAATCTTTGCAAAAGGTTTAGTTACAACTTCTGCTGCTTTTTTAAATGGTTTGGTTACTTTACTGAAAAATCCCATAGTTTTTTTTTATATTGTTGGTGTTAAAGCAAGTGCGCAAAACTTGTAAATAGGCGAGTATCACACAATTTACTAGGTTTTTATACATTCGTCAATCGCTGATATTAAAGTCAGCGCCTATTTTTATCTCTTCTACAGTAATATTTACGTCTCTTTTTATATGCTCTGCCTTAGTATCTGTACTAGCATTTTGTACATCTGCCAATGCTTCTGCGTCAGACATATATTCTTGGCCTGTTACTGTATTAGTTAAAGTAACTTCACATTTAGGTGTAATTACAGGTACTTTTTTACCGTTAATTGTTTCATACCTAACTGAAGCTTCTGTCTCTATAAACGGCATTATCGATCCTCTCTGTTTATTTCTAATATAGATGCAATAACATCTACATTACCACTACTTGCTTGTACCTTTAATATCTCACTTTCTAACATAATTAAAGGTTCACTTAATACTTGTTCTTTTTGATTAGCAGATAAATCAATATCATTGTCTACTACAAATGCTGTGCCTGCTGCATTTGTTAATGTAGCTTTTACTACAGCTGCACCACCATTATCTTCTGCTACTAATAAAGATTTTACAATAGCTCTAGAGTTAGAAGGTACTGTATACAAAGTTGTATTGTCAGTATTTGTTAAACTTACTTTATCATTTCTATATATATTTGCCATTTTATCCTAATCCAAAGAAGGTATATCTTTCTGAGTCCTCTTTTAATTGTGTTAAGTATGTAGAGTTTAACTGTTCAATGATTGTAGTTAACGCTCTGTTAATTTGTCTTTGATTATCTTCACTATATTCTTTTTTAGGTTCTGGTAATCTTACTACTACTTTAGTCATTATCCTCTCCTTCCATCTGGTTGTATATCTACTTGGAATGTACCAAATCTCCAAGATTCACCTACACCAGTATTTTCTATCTTTATATTTGCATATCGTCCTCTTGCTCTTGTGTCAACTTTTAAAGTGTCTGATGTAATGGTAAAAGGACTTAAAGCTGTTTCTATATCATCTTGTGCTGGAAAATCTTTTATAGATAAAGTTACTTGGTTGTTACCTGTTAATACTTTAAAGTTAGGTAAGAATCTTCTAAGGGCTAAAAATACTTCTGCCTGATCTTTTTGTAATGAAAAACTAAATGATTGTATGAAAGATGTTAATGTAGTTACACTACCATCTGGGTTAACTTGATCAGTTCCCGATTCGTGTTCGAACAATACGCTTTGACCTAATCCTGTTTCACCACTTATGACAGGAAAAGTTCCTGTGTTAGAACTATTAAATGCTGTTGCATAAGGTTTAGGATATACTAATGAATCAATCCAAGTTGTTCTTATAGAATTTGTATTTGTACCTGTGTACCAATTACCCATTGGAGTATTTTGTCCTGTTTCTCCATAATTATAAACTACATATCTATTATTAAATTCTGAACCAGAAGCTGGATACCACCAAATAACTTCTGTAAATAGATTATTAATACCAGCGTTTACTTGTTGACCTTTAGTTGTGTCTACATCATCGTAAACATAATCTTCTACACTACAAGGTAATGTGTTAACGGTACCATCAAACGAGAAGAAACCATTATTACCCATCCAATAAGCTACACCATCAATTTCAATAGCTGCATTCTTACCAATCAATCCACAGTTTGTTCCTACTTGTTCAAAACCAAATGTAAATGGTGCACCTACAAATTTCATTGTATATAAAGCATTATCAGTCCATACTAAAATATTTTCTTTTGCAACCAAAGCTCCCATAATTTTTGTACCATCTTGTAATCTTTGTGTACCCGCTGTGTTAGTTGCTTCTGGTGTGTATGCATTTATATTTTCGTCTTCAGAAAATCTTACAAACATATCATCTTGTGTAGATGGTGTGCCTATCGTTACTTCAGTTCCAAAATGAATTAAGTGTCTTGTTGTGGGTGAAATTAAAGTTGTTCTTGTAGCTGTAGGATTATTTGTTGTTGCGAATCCTGATGTGCTTGTAGAAGCACGTGTTGATAATCTTGCTGCAATAGAAGAATCCCAAGTAAATGTTTTACCATTTGCAATTGTTGCAACTAATACATCACCAAAATTACTTAGTGACCAAAGTCCTGGTTCAAGTGTAATAGTTCCTGCATCAACTGCATCTCCCCATCCTGTAAATTCTGTAGCGTTTGTAACTGTGACTCCAGTATTATGTATTGCTGGTGACGTTCCTTTTTGTCCTCTAGTAATACCGGTTAGCTCTGCACCTGCTACACCTGTGTATGTTATTAACTCACTACCTACTGCAATCGTTCCTCCTGTTGCAGGAAAACCTGTAGTAGATCCTAATCTAATTTGTGTTGCTGAACTATTGTTACCATTTGTATCCGCGGCCAACGCACCATCTAAAGTTGATTGAGCTGCACCTGTAATAGTACCAGCATAATTACCAACACCATAACCATAACCATAGGATTGTGCTGCAGGACCTACTACTTCAAAAGGATTAATAGTTACGGATCCACCTGAAGAAGATGAGCCAGCTGTTGCTGCTTGAATAGTTAAAGTTGTAGAAGTAGGTACAGATAAAACTTGAAAGTTAGTATCATCAAAAGTAGCTGTAGTAACTCCTGTTGTACCACCGGGTAAACTTGTTCCTGTTAAACGAATAATGTTTCCAACACTTATATTGTGTGCTGCTGCTGTTGTTAAAGTTACTGTTGTTGTAGCGTTAAAAGTAAAAGTTGCACCAGAAATTGCTGTTGCAAGTGGACTTACATCAAAAAATTGTCCTTCAAAATATATAATTAAAAATTTGTCTGTACCAATGGCTACATATCTATTACCATCTTTGTCAACAAATGCGTGTTGTTTTCTAGCTACACCTACTAAAGTATCTGTAAGTAATGATTGCCAACCACCAACTTTTTCTGGTAGTCCATATCTAAATCTTACATTGTCTGAATCAACCCAACGACCTTCTGCTCCAACAGCAGTGTCTTGTTTGTCTATTCCTGGAGCAAACTTAATTTTAGTAAGCATTATTTACTCCTATTGATTTGTTGATTTATATAGCCAACCTTTTGTGGCATTAGCATAAATTAAAGTTACACATTGATTATTAGTAGCAAGAGTATCATTAGCAGCAGCACCTTCTATTGGTTGACTATTTCTATCTATAATACAATTGTTTGTTGCAAAACCATTTGATGCTGAACCATCCATAATTGTTACTTCATCACCAACTGCAGGTGATGCAGGTAGTGTAATTGTAACTGGGTTAGCAACTGTGTCTACTACAATTTGATCACCAGCCACTGCTGTATATGTAGTTTTACTTGCTGCAGTTACAGAAGTTATTCCTTTTTGTAACATACCTAATGTTGTTGCTGGTACACTACCTCTAGAATAAACTAAAGCTGTTGCACCTTCAGGTAAAGGAACTTGTGTAGATGCACTTTGACCTGTTGTAAGTAAAGTTACAGTGTAACTGTCACCAGCTCCACCTCTAGTAGTTCCATCTTCTACAAAAAATACTCTGTTAGCATTACCACCTGTTGTTGATGCAGGCATTGCTAGACTAGCATTACCAGACAAAGTACCAGTAAGTTTAATGTAAAGGTTTTTACCATTTGCGCTCGACGATCCGTCAGCCAAACTTAATGTAGTTGTACCCGTGCTTAAAGTTACTTCTACATAACCTGATGCTGCTGTTTGTAATAGTTGTAAATTAGTATTTGTAATAGCTCCCCATAGACCAGCTTTTTCACCGGTTGCTACAAGTTCTATTGATAAATCTGTTGAATAAGTTGATGCCATATTAGTAAGGTTTTATTGGTGTCCAAACCATTGTTGCTCCTGGTATTATATCATTCCACGTTATAACTCCTGGTTCTACTGTATTTAATGATAAAGCATTACCTGTAGGACTTATATTTGCTGCTCCTGTTACTGTAACATTTCCTGTTGCTAACGTCAACGCGTTTCCTGTAGGTGAAACATTAGCATCTGCAGTAACTACAATAGTTCCTAAACCTAGAGCTACTTGTGATCCTGTAACACTTACATTAGCTTTACCAGTAATACTTAATGTACCAAGACCTAATGTAAGTCTATTTGGATCTGGATCCTCTACAATAGAATCTGCAATAATACCTACACTACCAATAGTGATAGTAAGTGCATTTTTAGCTACAGTTACGTTAACACTATTATCAGGTCCTGATGTAGCGAACGGTAATGCTGATATTGCGTCAAATCCTAAACTCATAAATAATCCTTAAAAGGAGGCTGTAGGTATGGTGGAGTACAGCCCCCATTTAAAGATTATATTACTTTTTGAACCAACTTGGAAGTCCTAAATGAGGTCTTCGATCATTTACATTTTGAGCAGCATCTTTGGATTTTTGATCATTATAGTGTAGAAATACTTGAGCACAGTTATCACCTTGAAACTCTTCTCTCCAATGCTCTAGTTCCATACCTCTATAAACTAACATAT